ATGGGTTTGGCTCGTTACACAGAACAAGCTTTCGTAGGTGAAGCTGGTGGTAACAACACAATCCGCAATGGTGAAATCGGCAACTTGTATGGTATCCCTGTATTTGTATCATCTAACTGTGATACTGCTACTGGTGGTGCTCGTATTGCTCTTCTTGGTCATAAAGATGCAGCAGTATTGGTAGAACAACAAGGTGTTCGTTCACAAACACAATACAAACAAGAATACTTAGGCACTCTATACACTGCAGATACATTGTACGGTGTTGCTGAGTTGCGTGACAACGCTTGTTTCGCATTGGCAGTTCCAGCTTAATTAAATAGGCTTATAGCCCTTGTGCAATGCAGGGGCTATTTTTATGTGTACTACAAAGTGCCCATAAGAATATTAAGGAGAT